ATTAAGAGCGATGAAGTGTGAAGTGCCTATATATATTGAGCTTTTCAAAAGAAAGGAATTTGATAAGATACCCGTTTTTAAAGATAAGACGGGTTTTTATTATTTAAGCAAACCTCAATTAGAGGCTCTAAATACGATATTCGATAAATATACATTTCAAATCGGGTATGGAGGTTCAGCACGTTCAGGAAAATCACAATTAATGTGTTTTGCACTTATATTTCTTTCGTTATCATTTACAGATACAAGGTGGTTAATAGGGCGGAAAGAGTTAAAAAATCTTAAAGCTACTACTATCCAAACACTTTATAAGACATTTAAGTTTTACGGACTTGAAAAGGATGTTGACTATATTTATAATGATCAACAGTCATATTTTGAATTTAACAATAAATCAAGGATAATATTAAGAGACACATTTTTCAAACCTTCAGATCCTGAAATGTCGGAACTTGGAGGTTTGGAATTGACCGGGGCATTTATTGATGAGAGCGCAGAAAATATAATAAAGCCAATAACTATAATTCAAACGAGGGTAGGCAACTGGGGAAATGATAGGCATAATATAAAAGCATTCGTTTTTGAATCATTTAACCCAGTAAAAAATCATGTACATGAAAGATACTGGTTGCCTTATAAAAAAGGAGAAGAAACGGAGAGTAAAAAGTTTATCCGGGCATTAAGTTCTGATAATCCAAACCCGGAAGCACGAGAGTGGGAAAAAAACATTCTTAAAACAAATGATATAAGAACAATAGAGCGACTATTAAAGGGTAATTTTGACTATGATGACGATGAAAACGTGTTAATATCATATGATAAAGTAATTGATATGTTTTATAATTCATTTGTTGAAGAAGGTGACACGTTTATAAGTTCAGATATAGCGGTTACAAATGATAGTTTTGTTTGTTGCGCATGGAAAGGATTTAGATTAGTTGAATTAAGTGTAATAAAGAATGTCTCAAAACCAATAAGCACACTAACAGAAGCCGGCGAGTGGGTTAATAGAATAGATTTTACGCCTCTCGTTAATGAGTTTAATAGGTTATCAAAAAAATGGAGCGTGCCACGTTCTAATATTTGTTATGATGCTGACGGTATAGGTCATAAATTAAGAAAATTCCTTTCCGGGGCAGTGGGGCTAAATAACGGGAGGGCAGCAACAGAACCAGCATATTCAAATCTTAAAGCTCAAATGGCTTTCATGTTTGCTGAAAAAACTAACGAGAATCAAATATTTATTGACTGCGAGATACAACCAGACATAAAAGATAGGTTAATAAAAGAAATCGGAGCATTCAGGCGCATATCTGATGTAGGCGAAAAATTAAAAATAAGTCCTAAATCAGAAATTAAAACTATGATAGGGCATTCGCCTGATATATTTGAGGCTATGATTTATAGGATGCTTTTTTGGATTACTAGAAAAAAATAAAAGATATTATCGTATTAATATATAAATGTCTTATATTTGTACAAAATATTTATTGCGATGGGTCTATTCTCATTTAAGAAAAAGGTTAATACAGAGGTTGAAAGTGAAAAGTCTGGTTCATTTATTCAGGAATTAGATAAGTCGTCTGAATTAGAAATAAACTTTCAGGGATATCAAGCCAATTCAGAAAAATATTGCTCCGAAACCCTCCAGTTGATGTATGAATCAGTAAGCCAAGTAAGTAGCTTAATTAACTACATAGCTACAAAGGGAGCTGAAATACCAATCAGACATTATAAATATCAAAGTAACGGTAAAAAGAAATGGCTAGGAGAAACGGAAATACAGAAGCTTATAGACAATATATCTATTCAAGATTTAATAATACAATTTCTTGTCCATGGAAATGTATTTATACAAAAATATAAAACTCCCGGATTTGCTATACCAACAAGAGCATTAATACAACCATCAAATAGGTTTTATGTTATTCCACAATTTACGCAAGATCAGTATGGCACACCTATAACAACAAAAGATGTTTTTGAAAATGATGTTACAGGGTATAAAAAACTAATTGATAGTGGAATACTTAAGTCATACAAGAAAGAAGAAATCATACACATTAAGGACAATCAAGTAAATAAAAACGGGCGAGATTATTATTATGGCACTTCACGGCTATATGCAGCTGCTTCTGAAAATGACACGTTAAAATATTTAGCAGAAACGATAAACACTATATTAAGCAAAAAAGGTGCATTAGGATTTATCTCAAGAAACTCAAAAACTAACGAAGTCGACCCAATGATGTATCAAGAGTTGACCAAGAAAGCAGAAAAGAAAATAAATAATAGTTACGGAACAACAGGGGGGAGAAGGTCAATAATGGTATCTGTTGCAGATTTAAAGTGGAATGAAATGGCTTCCCCGATGAACAATTATTTACCGATAGAATTAACAGCACAAGGATTTAGACAATTGTGTAATCAAATAGGGGGCGTGCCTGATATTCTTTTTAATGCTGTTAGCAATGCGACATATAACAATATGAATGAAGCAAAATCAGCTATGTATGAAAATGTATTGTCACCTATACTCACTCATTTATATACTGAAATATCTAAAGATTTAGGAATAACAATTTTAAACGAGTGGATAGAACCAGATTTTTCAGAGGTAGCCGCAATGCAGAAAGATAAAAAAACAGAAGCCGAAGCTCAAAAAATAGAGGATGAAATGATTAGGGCGAGATATGACAATAATGAAATAACATTAAACGACAAATTGACAGCAATGGGATTACAACCCATGGCGGATGGCAATAAATATAAAAAAGACATTGAAGTTCAGCAAACAATTAATGCAGAAGATAATGGAAGCGAAGATATATAATATTGAGAAGATAGATAGATGCAAAGCGTATGATGCACCTGTTATTGATGTCAGTAAAGAAAAAGGAATCGTAAGGGCATATATTAATAAATTTAATGTACCTGATACATATAATGAAATGAGTTTAAATGGTTCGTTTCAAAAGACATTTAGGGAAAGATTAAAAAAAATGTGGTGGTTATTAAATCACGAATGGGAAAACTCATTAGGGGTTACATTGTCACTAGAAGAGGATCAAATAGGGGCAATAGCAACAGGTAAATTTAATCTTGAAAAGCAAATCAGTAAGGATGTTTTTAGCGACTATCTCTTTTTTGCAGACAATGGGAGAACATTACAGCATTCTATCCGTGTAATACCTATCAAATATATTATTGAAAATGATATAATGAAGGTATTAGAATGGAAGATGTCCGAATGGTCTACATTAACAAGACCCGGAGCGATAGAAGATACACCAATGATTTCCATTAAAGAGGCAAAAGAAGAAATTGATATGCTTAAAAAATCAGATCAATATCCCTTTTCCGATGAAAAATTAAAAGAGTTTGAAGAAAAAATATCAAGACTTGAATCACTCATAACTAAAGCCGAAGAAATCACTTTAAAACATGAGTCGACAAGAAAGATAAATGAGACAATAAAATTTATTAACGAATTAACATTTTAAAAGATGGATGAAGAATTGAAATTGCTAAAAGAAGCAATTGAACAAAAGTTAAAAGGGGCGGTATCTAAAGAAGATATTGAAACCCTTAAGGCTGAATTTAAAATACAGATTGAAGGAATAAAAACCGGGATATCTGATGAAGAATTAAAAGCCGCAAAAAGTGAGTTTGACGAAAAGTTAAAGGCTCAATGGACAGAAGTAGAAAAGATGTCAAAAAAGAATGAAGATGAAAAACCTTTATCTTTTGGTGACAGGATTAAAGCCGCTTTTGTAAGTGCTGGCATAATCAAGTCAACAACAGAAAACGGACGCACATTTGATGCAGTAGAATTACCTAAAGATGTAAATCAAAAAGTAACTATTAAGGCTGCATTTGATATGAATACCGCCGGGACAACTACAAGTGTAGCTACTGGATTGCAGACAAACTACGGGATGCAAATGGAGAAAATCCCTGCATCTAACGAAGTTAATTTATTAGATGTATTTCCTCATATGCCATTAGCTCCAATTGAGCGATACATGGCTAAGGTTGTAGAATATGAAGAAACTGACGGAGCAGCAATTAAAACTGAAACAACATCCGCCGGGGATAGCTCATTTAAACTGAAAACAGAAGATTACAAGGTCTTTGATTATGCAGTTAAATTTAGGGTTCATCGCAACCTTATTCGCACGTGGGTTGGATTACAACAAAGAATCCAGACAATAGGAATGGATCGTCTTATGAATAAGATAGGTCGTTTCGTCATTGATAAATTGGCAGCTGGTGACGGTAGTGCAACACCTTACGGGATGTTGTCAACTGGAAAATATACCGCTTATGATTTAACACTCAGAGCCGGCGAAGTTCAAAAAGCAAACATTGTTGATGTTATCAAGAATGGCGTATTGCAAGAACAATTAATTGGTACAGCAACAGAGGTGTCGACTAAATCGGTTGACGCAATTTTATTGAATCCAGTTGATATTGCAGAGCTTGAATCATTGAAAGATGCAAATGATAATAGCATCCGCCTTTCTGGTCTTGTTGTAGACGCAACGGGCAAATTGTCATATATATACGGACTTCGTGTAATATCGAAAAAGTATATTGCAACTAATACATTTATTCTATTTAATCAAACGAATAATCCATCGGTTGAAATTGGCGACAAATTTGATCTTCAGGTTATCATTGGTTACGACAAATCAGAAGATTTGAGCAAGGGCATTTTAACTATTCAGCTTGAAACTGAAATGGGTATAGGTCTTGGTGATCCTGAAACTATAATTTATTGTTCAGACATCGCAGATGCAGCATCTAAATTAACCACAATGGTAGGGTAATATGAAAAAGATAATTACACTAGTATTACTGATTTTTGTAGCATTAATCAGTTACTCACAGGAAAGGACTGTTAATAGTTCTAAAACTACCCTTCAGAACGGAATTACATATCTTGAATACGTAGGGGTTGCAGCTGACACTCTCAAGGAAACAAATCAAGATACAATTGATTTTGTCTTTAATAATTATAATCATTACGCAGTTGAAAAGATATCGCTTTTAATAAAGGCTGATTCATTGGCTGGCAATGATTCTATTTATTATAAATTGACAGGTT